ATCCGTGAGACGCAACACGCAATTTATCCAAGTCACGTTTCATGTCGCCCTTGCTATGTCGAGTAAATTCCATTATTTATAGCCAAAGATTACGGTCCAGTATCATACCCGCCACCATGAACGAAATTAAAAATGCTGATGTTAGTTTTTTCATTTTGTTTTCTCCTGTTTGTTTTTGTTTCAAAGTGCTACTCCGGCGCCGATAAGAGGGCTCGATTGTGTTTGCTCACCCGTATTTGGCTCAACGCTGGTTCTTTGCTCTGTGCTTCTTGATCGTTGTGTTAAATCTTGCTGGCTCGCCATCCCGCCCGGAGCGACGTTGGCCTCTCCTGGTATCAATTCCGCTTCACCGGTTCGTTGCGGAAGGATTCTATCCATATTCGGGATGTCAGAAATATCACCGATCTGCCTTAAAAGTTCGGGTTGATTAACTTGAGGATTTTGACTCATCATCGGGTATAGTGCAAGCATCCTTTGAAACACTTGATCCTTATTTGTCATGTAACGTGTCCCGTGCGTGTGGATTATATAATCACCTACTAACGCTTCGGGATCGATTGTACTCCAATTAAACCCATTACGGCTCCTCATGTTCCTCAAGGTCACGGGACTGGTAATATGTTTTGCCGCCAGCGCCAAGAGCAGTCGTGACTCTTGTGTTAAGCCCGAGTATTCCAAGACAAGGCTTTCGGAGTCAACCCTTCCGGCCGCTTGACGGATCAACGACACAATGCCAGTTGCCGTCTCGTTCCCAAGCGTGCCCTGTCCGCCCATACCCTTTGAATAGTTTGGCAACCCACTTACTTCCTGAATAAATGCTTTCATGCGATCCTCGTCCATGAACGTCTGGTTATTTATGTCGGGCATACGGTCGATCCAAACCATGTCGGTTATCCGAGCACCCGTAGAAGGAAACTGGTGGATTGCATACGGCCTGTCATAAAACTCACTCTCAGCATGACCGGCCATGATGTCCTTGCGTATCCACTTCGCAGGGAACATGGCTTTTGCTAAATAATCCATCCGATAGCCAAAATTCATCAGAGTAGCATAGATCATATCCTCAATCATTTCCAGCGATCCAATACCGTTCCACGATTTAAAATCGGGCGTGATGTTGTACTTAACAAGCGGCAACAGTCCGGTATCACCCATTGGGTTCGGACCTTTATAAACCACAAACTGATCCTGGTAAATCTTATACCATGAGTCGCGCCGAAACCAGTTGACCACACGCCGACGACCGTTCAAGCCTTCAACATTGGACATTTTTTCACGCCAGTCATCTTTGCTCTGATATGAAATTCCACCGACCGTATCATATTTTTTATTTAAGCTACCCTCCAACCCTTCGCGCGTCCCACCTGCTTTTGTTTTAAATAATTTTTCTGCCTCAGACTTGTTGTATCCTTTATAATTTTCCATAGCCCGTATTTGATCGTCAGTTTCAAAGTCAACAAAGAAAAACCCAGAAACAGCATCATCTGAATATCGGTCAATAGGATTTACCAAACCACCGTCCGGCATTGGAAGTATCTGAAAGAAATCAATATCCTTTGAAATAATTATCGGCACCCACTTATTTCCCTGCTTAACATGCTTCACAGAAGGCATCCGATAACCAGTTCCTATTACATTAACGCTTTGCAGAGTCGACTCTATTTCCGAAAGGATATTCAGCTTGGATTCATCACGGAACATGTTTTGCAACCACACCTCAGCGTCATCAACGCTAACTTCAAGTTCGGGAGTCGTCGCTTCTAACGTGACAAAATCATCGCTACCAAAGATATTTGATTTTTGTTTTGGGATACGATCCTGTACCATGCTGTGTCCAATGTTGAGCATGATTTTTGAAAACGTGCGCTCTAAAATTTCAGGCGGTTTTCCTCGCCATAAACTATACAAGCGCGCGGCAATATCAAAAAACGGTTCGGCATAATCGACCGCAATTTGCATCGAGTCTTGGTAGGATTTGAGGTCTTTGTTGGTGCTGTCAACCATTATTTTTTACATATACAAAAAAACTATTTCCCTATTTATGATTGTATATACACCTTTATGCTTAAAATGTCAATCTTTTTTTTATCTTCTTGCTTTGGCATCTAGGGTCTTTAAATCAGGCTGTGGAATCATGTCCATAAAAGGGCGGTTGCCACCCCGTTTTTTCTTGGCTGCGGTTTCCAGCGGACTCACATAATCACCATCGGAATTGGTCTTATCCTCTTTTTCATGGGGCATTACCCATTCAGAAAACAACATAATCAAACTATCCAGCCTGTCTGGACTGTCACCAGTGCGAGCCCTGTGCTTCTTTTTGACTTCCAGTTTCACCCGATTATGGTCATCCGGCATGGCTTTCCGCTGGCGTATTTGTTTTAGTAAAACAGGGTCATTTGGCAGTCGCAGGTGGTTTTTATGCAGTTTATCTTTGAAAAGATAGTGATCTTCGGTCATGCGGTCGGCAAACTCAAACTTGTTCCGGCTGTCCTGGTTGTTCATGTATCGCACAATCGGTCTGTAGCCCATTTCCTCCATCGAGTCAATCACGGCCAAGCCAATACCACCATTATCGGCATAGCACCGCCATGGATCGACCTTGAACGCCCGCAAACGCTCAACGAATATCTCTGCCAGCCGCACCATGTTTTCCTCTCGGAACGTATCCATCGTTTCCACGGTGTTACCATCCGACATCGCAATAACCTGTTCGTCCCCACCGCCCGAGAAGTCCAGCGCCGCCCGCCGCTCGCCAGTAATCGGCTTTGACTTCCCTTCCATCGCACCCCGAATAGCCTCAACGTCATGGTCGGTGAACACATAGTTTTCATCACTATCTCTCTTAAATTCGCCGCCCAAGAAGCTTTTAATGAAAGAACTGTTGGCACCATACTTTTTAGTCAACGCCGTCCGTATTGCCAATTTATCCGGTGTAAGCAAATGCGGGCACTCGGTCCACGATACTTTGCGCCGGTATGTCCACAGCCCATCCTTGCTGTCCCAGTGACCACCTGTCTTACCAGACTTGACAACCGACTCCATGGCGTTATAAAACGGGCCGTTATCCTCCCCAGGAGTGCTGATGACGAACAGAAAGTCGGGGTCGATCCTGTAAGCCGCCTCAAATACCTCGTCCTTGACCGACTTCGCTTCGTCGATAATCACACACACCGGGAGCCATTGCCAACGCTGTAAGTCCTCAATCCATGTCCAACGACTATGATACCCTTCCAACGTATTACTCTCTTTCGCCACCCGAGAGTGCCACCGGCTCCGCAACCCATGAACATCCGGTCCGTTTATCACCAAATCGGACGTTGAAATCGTCCAGCCTGTCTTCTGAAACAGGTTTACCTTCGTCTCCAAATACTTGAACAACTGACCCCTGATCTGTTCCTCAACACCGGCAGTCGAAAACACCAGCGAGCCGGGAAACACCGACATGACCGCAAGACCCATCAACGGTATCAGCACCGCCGTCTTCCCGCTCTCGTTGCACGTTGACACGCAAACGCGCGACCGTGGCTTGGCCACAGCCTGCATAATCTCTCTCTGCCATTCGTAAAGCTCTGGCACAGAAAAAGCATCCAACCAGTCAAGCGGGTGCAAGAGCGGTGGAAATTCCGACCGGCCGGGGTCTTTAGGATGTTTGGGCTTCATTGTATTCGACCCGTATCCTTCGTCACAGAAATTAAAGACTTTCTATATTCATCAATCATTTTTCTCACTGTAATTTTACGCAACGGTTTTCGCCATATTTTTTTGGTTCTATATTCAACAACAAAGAGTTCCCCAACTTTTATTTTTTCTCCACTTTCAGGAGTTACTTCATGTCGCGCAAAAATCAAAAGAGAATTATGTGTTTTACCGATAATGTCTGCTAATCTCCGAAACGCTATTTTTTGGCCCCACGGCAATTTTTTATCTTTATATTTTGCTTCAATAATGATATAAGTTTTATCATCAAATTCCAGAAATGCATCTATATCTGTAGGTGTTATTCCGTTTTCAAACCTCAAACCACTAAAATCTCTTAAAATTCGAGCCATAGGTTCATTGCGTATTATTCCTCTTTCTTCCATATAACCAATACCTCCCCAAACTTTTTGAACGTTAAACAGAACTCTTTCGCG